GCTATCGAAGATAATCTCTACGATAGACTAGCTTCTAGATACACAAAAGCTTTAGCAAGATCTATGAGTAACGCTAAACAAGTAAAAGCAGTAGAACCTTTAATAAATGGTCTGCCTTCAACGGCTACATTTAAATCAGGCGACGCTGTTGCTTTGTTTAGTACATCTCACCCTACAGTAGCAGGTACTTTTAAAAATACCTTAACTACTCAGGCAGATCTTAACGAAACTTCATTAGAGCAGTCGTTGATCGACATCGCGGCTATTACTGATGAAAGAGGTCTTAGAGTTGCAGCTAGAGGAGTAAAAATGATTGTCCCTTCGGAGAATCAATTTACTGCTGAGAGATTGATGAAATCTCAAGGTAGAACTGGAACAGCTGACAATGATATCAATGCAATCGTATCTATGGGAATGATTCCTCAAGGTTATAGAGTGAATAATTACCTAACTGATACTGATTCGTTTTACATCATTACAGACGTACCTAACGGTATGAAAATGTTCAACAGAGCTCCATTGACAACTGCAATGGAAGGTGACTTCGACACTGGAAACGTAAGATACAAAGCTAGAGAAAGATACTCATTTGGTGTATCTGACCCTAGAGGTATATTTGGCGTAGAAGGTGCGTAATTTGCACTAAAATTAAATTAAAAGGGGGCTTTCGGGCCCCCTTTTTTTATGGTAGAAAGGAAGGAATCATGAAAACATTTCGCGTACAGATCCGAGCATATGGCTACTATGCTGATTTTAATCTTATGTCCGAGGACAGCTCAGAAGCCTTTGAAAATGCCCTAGTTGACAAACTAGGAGGAAATGGTATTGTATGGGAAAAAGATGGATTTAGTGACCATCGTAAAGTATGGATAACCTATGAGGAGACCATAGATGCAAATACAAGTCAGAGACCTTTACAAACAGAAGAGGAGTCTCGAGACAGAATGGGCAGTGCATCAGCGTGATAACCAAAGATACACTTTGGACATGGTTAGGATTGACAAAAAAATTAGAGAAGTTGTCAATGCTATCAAGGAAGAAGAAGCTAAAATAGCTACTCTTTCTGGTAAGATCGAAGATGCTGCACCCGAAGTTTCTGTAGCTACTTAGTAAAAAGCTACATCTTGGATAAATTCAAACCAAATCACAGGCTCTCTTGCACTCTACTAAAAATAAGAGTATAAGTTCTTTAAGTAAATTGGTTATTCACTAAAGAATAACTGGTCTTAACAAGGAGGACTGATTATGACAACACACTTTACTTCAGGAGTCACGAACGTAGTGACTGGTGGAACTGGTGAAAAATTAAAACAACCAGATCCAATCAAGTACCACGTTTATCACGAAGACTTCGACAAATACACGGCTAGTGACTGGGTTATCACTACAACTGAAGCTGGTGGCGGAGACGCAACAGAAGCTTTAGGAGATGGTGACGGCGGTTTATTAGTTATAACAAACGATGCGGCAGACAATGATTCTGATGAATTACAATGGGCTGGCGGTTCGGGCGGCGTAATTGAAGCTTTCAAATACGAAGCTGCAAAAGGTCTATACTTTAAAACTAGATTTAAAGTAAACGACGCAACTCAATCTGACTTTGCGGTTGGTTTAATTATCACTGATACAACTATCATTGATGGCGTAACTGATGGTATCTATTTCAGAAAAGCTGATGGTTCTACTTCTATGGAATTAGTCATAGAAAAAGACAGCACAGAAACAACTGTTTCTTGCGGAACTGCAGCGGACGACACTTTCATGACTTTAGGATTTTACTATGATCCAAAAGACAGAAAGTTTCATGTCTACAAAGATAACGTAAAAGTTGGTTCCGGTGTGAACACAAATGCTCCAGACGACGAAGAGTTGGCTGTTTCATTTGCAATTCAAAACGGTGCAGCTGCTGCAAAAGTAATGACTTTAGATTACCTTTCAGCAGGAAAAGAGAGAACAGCTAATACTGAACTCTAATAATTACAATTAACTCGGGGCGTCTGGTAATGCAGGCGCCCTTTAAAAGGAGGAAAACATGGCAGATACAGTACTAAACCTAACAGGTACTACAGCAGTATTTGACGGAGCAAAAAAATTAATTACACACTACAATGTAGTTTCTGATAGTTCAGGCGGCACAACTAAAATAGTTGATGTTTCAGCTTTAACAACGAACCCTTCAACGGGTGCGGCTTGCTCTAGAGTTAGACTTATGAAAGTTAGTTTTAATGTTTCAGTTACAGCTCAAGTTGACGCTTTAAGAATGGCTTGGGATGCAGACACTGATGTTGCATTTTTAACTTTAAATGGAGAAATGGAATTTGATTTCTCTAGCTTTGGTGGTTTAAAAAATACCGAGGCCACTGGAGTAACTGGAGATGTTAATTTAACATTACCAGCTTGTACTAGTGGTGATACAGCTACAGTTGTTTGTGAGTGGTTGAAAATATACTAGGAGTTTAAATGGCTAATACAACTTCAGGAACAGCTACGTTCGACAAAACTTTTGCTATCGATGAGATAATAGAAGAATCTTTTGAGCGTATTGGACTACAGAACGTAGCTGGCTATCAATTAAAAAATGCTAGAAGATCTCTTAACATCTTGTTTCAAGAGTGGGGAAACAGAGGTATTCACTATTGGGAAATAGATGAGCTTGATTTAGATTTAATAGAAGGACAAGCAGAATATGATTTTTTTAGATCCTCTGATGATGGCACAAGTGCAACATCCACTCCAGCTAGTGTATTCGGAATGTCCGATGTTTTAGAGGCACAATTGAGAGCTAATAGAACACAAACAACTCAATCAGATTCACCAATGACAAAAGTAGATAGATCTACTTACGCAGCGTTTTCAAATAAGTTATCAAAAGGTACACCTAATCAATATTGGGTAGAAAGATTTATAGACAAAGTTAGGATACACGTTTATCCAACACCAGATTCAACAAACGCATCAAAAGATATGCATTTTTACTACATTAAAAGAATACAAGATGTGGGTGATTATACTAATGCAACAGATGTACCATTTAGATTTGTACCTTGCATGGTATCAGGACTATCTTATTATTTAGCACAAAAATATAAACCAGAATTAATACAACCTATGAAACTAGTTTATGAAGATGAGTTTGCTAGGGCATTAGCGGAGGATGGGTCAGCTTCAAGCACATATATTACGCCTAAAGCTTATTACCCAGGAACATAATGGCAAAATTTGCAACAGGTAAATACGCAAAAGCAATATCAGATAGATCAGGTTTAGAGTTTCCATATAAAGAAATGGTTAGAGAATGGAATGGATCATTCGTACATATATCAGAGTTTGAACCAAAACAACCACAATTAGAACCAAAACCTATGAATGGTGATGCAATATCTTTGCGTAATGTAAGACCACCTAGAATTGAAAGTGCAGTTCCATACCTATTACCAACAGATGCTTTTGAAACTTATGAAGCAGGATCTAGAATAATAAATGTTACAGCACCAGGACATGGAATAACAAATGGTGATACTAAAAGATTTAGAGGAGCCCCTCTTGCAACAACTGCATCAGGAGGATCTTTTCAATTTGCAAACCCACAAAATTTTGATGGCATAACTGGAGCTAATATAGCTAAAGCTGCTGGTTATACAATTACAACTGGTCTTTATGTAAATGATGCTAGAAATACTAGTGATTTTTCTGTGGCTAATTTTTTCCATTTTACAGTTGATACAGATACTGCTACAAAGGGAGTAGTAAAAGGAGGAGGCGATGGCTGTTCAGTTGGACCAGTCACACTATCAGCATAATGGCAGGAATTAGTTATACTACTTTAGTTACACAGATTAGAAACTACACAGAAGTAGATTCAAATGTTTTATCTACAGATCAATTAGAAAATATTATTTTAAACGCACAATATAGAATTATGCGTGATGTTCCTATTGATGCAGATAGACAACAACAATTAGGAAATTTTGTTGCTGGCCAAGAAACTATAAATGTGCCAGCTGGAGCTCTTTTTGTAAGAGGAGTTCAAGTTTATGATACGGCAGGATCAGAGATTACTGGAGCTAACAGATGGTTAGAAAAAAAAGATTATACATATTTACAAGAATATCAAGATGTTACAGGAACATCAGCTGCTCAAGGTAAACCTAAATATTACGCTATGTATGGTGGAGCGACTGGAGATACTGAAACCAGTTCTGGAAGAATTATAGTGGCTCCTGTTCCTAACACTACTTATAGATTTAGAATACATTTTAATAAAATGCCAGCTACCTTAGAATCTAGTAATCAAACTAACTACATTAGCGTAAATTTCCCAAATGGCTTATTATATTGTTGTCTGGCAGAGACTTATGGCTTTTTAAAAGGCCCAGCAGATATGTTGACATTATACGAGCAAAAGTATAGAACAGAAATACAGAAGTTTGCTAACGAGCAAGTTGGAAGACGAAGAAGAGACGACTACACTGATGGCACTGTTCGAATACCAATAAACTCAGCAAACCCATAATAGGAGACAAATATGGCAATAACATCGGCAATAACATCGACTTTTAAAAGAGATCTCTTAAAAGGTAAACACGATTTTCAAGCATCTGGTGGACACACTTTTAAAATAGCTTTATTTACTAGTTCAGCATCTTTAGGTGCATCCACTGAAGACTACTCTACTTCTAATGAAATAACTAATTCATCAGGAACTGCTTACACAGCTGGTGGTGCTACTTTAACAAATTCTGGAGTTTCTTTATCTTCAACAACAGCATTTACAGATTTTTCTGATGTATCATTTACATCAGCTTCTTTCACAGCTAACGGTGCATTAATTTACAATACGACAACAGACGGTGGTTCAAGCACAACTGACGCTGTTGCGGTGATTGCATTTGGTGCTGATAAAACTGTAAGTAGTGGAACTTTCACTATTCAATTTCCTACAGCAGACGCTTCTAACGCGATCATAAGACTAGCATAAGGAGGCCTTCCTTATGGCATCAACCTGGGGCAATAATACTTGGGGCG